ACGAAGGAGTGAAGAATAAGGGATAGAACATTATACGCAATGATACTAATAATGTTGGCGCTGTCAACAATATGTTATTTGGTTGGTTATAGTGTGGGGTTAGGATTGATATGATTAGTTTAGACAAATATGCAAAGAAATACGGTGACATACCATATCCAGAAAACATAAGTGAGAAACAGGCGAAAAAGTATGTTGAAACATATGTTAAGTTGGGACGTTCACGCGGGCATGCCAAAGGTGAAGTATTAAAAAAATATAGAAAGACCATATCAAGACTTAGAAAGTCCGGTTATGTCGTCCCCGAAAACATCAAGTTACCTGCAAAATACGACACATCATACATATACGCGCAATCCTTTAAACCCATCCCACAAACAGGCGAAGTTTATCCGGGTTTATATGCACGTGGTAAGTCGTTCGGGGTTAAAACAAAGCCGTCACCACGGACACCACCGAACATTTATGAGTTGATTTATTTTAACACAATTTCATATATAAGAGATTTTGAGTCAACATCCAATCGCAAGGCGGAAGGTGTCCCGACTTTGATTGACTTTTTTGAGGGAATTGCAGAGGCATATGGCGCCGAAATTGCAGGGCGGGTGATAGATGAAGCAGAAAAAGCGGGCGAGACAATAACCGCCGATGAATTATACAACGAAACAGAGGCACAATCATACACACGAAGTGTAGAAAGATTTGTAAGAAAAGTTTTAGAGTTATTGCCACAAACAGATTGATGGAGGGAAATACTATGACATTTGTTGGGGATTTTGAAACGACGGTGTATGATGGGCAAGAACACACAGAGGTGTGGGCGAGTGGTATTTGCAACATAACAGATTTGAGCTGTATTATTCATAATAGCATTGATAAAACATTTTCATATCTTGAAAATATTGGTGAGGATGCTGTTATATATTATCACAATTTACGATTTGACGGCGAATTTTATATTTCATATTTACTTAACAAATTGAAATATAAGTATTACGAGGGTGACCGAAAAAAGAAAAAAACATTTAAATGTGTGATATCGGACGCGGGGTTGTGGTTTAATATCACAATAACCACACCCAAAAACACAATATCAATTCGCGATTCGCTCAAATTGATACCGCTATCCATCGAAGCTATGGGCAAGGCCTTTAATACAGAACACCAAAAAAGCACGATTGAATATGTAGGATTTAGAAAAGCGGGCGGTGTGATTACAGAACGCGAACAACACTATTTGAAAAATGACTTGTTGGTGTTGGCTGAAAGTCTTAGACATATGTTTGATGTGACAACAAAGACAACAATATCAACGGCCGCCCTAAGTGAATTTAAAAAAACATTTTATGGTAGAGATTATCGCGAGTGGTTCCCGAATTTAGAAGAAATTGAAACACCAGACTATTTTGACGAAAAAAACGTCGACGAATTTATACGAAAAAGTTACAAAGGCGGGTGGTGCTATGTCAACCCCAAAATACAGGGACGAGAGGTTGGAAAAGGAAAAACATTTGATGTTAATAGCTTATACCCAAGTGTAATGCACAGCTCTTCGGGGTGCATTTATCCTGTGAGGGAACCGTCCTTTTTTAATGGTGATGTTCCAGCTAAAGTAAAAAATTCTTCAATGTATTATTTTGTAAAAATAAAGGTTAAATTTAAACTTAAAGAGGGCTATTTGCCCACAGTGGCCAGTGGAGGTAGTATGAGGTACGGTGGTATTAAATGGTTGACATCAAGTGATTATTGGTGTAAAGGAAGTGAGATTGACATCGTGGAAGTTGACGGTGTGGACGTTCCGGTGTATTATGAAGGGGTTATGACAATGACAGATTATGAATTATTCCATAAGCATTATAATGTTATATATGAGGAAGTTTTATACGGCTGTTATTTTTATGCTATGGCGGGGGTGTTTGATGAGTATATTGATAAATGGTTTAGCGAAAAAAATAAATATAACGGTGGACGTAGAACAATTGCAAAGCTATTTTTAAATTCGTTATATGGTAAGACTGCTGCAAATGGACGGCGTGACCACAAAATACCAAGGCTTGACGGCGGCGTTGTAAAGTATGATGTAGTTAAAGGGGGAGACAAGGAACCCGAATACATAGCGATAGGATCCGCAATAACCGCATACGCACGCAATTTCACAATTACTCACGCACAGGATAATTATGATTTGTTTTGTTATAGTGACACAGATTCGTGCCATTTATTAGAGGGTGAATATAAAAACATACTTGTTGATGATAAAAAACTTTTACACTGGAAAATTGAGATGGTGTGGGATAAGGCCATTTTTGTGCGGCCAAAATGTTATATTGAGGTTGGTGATAAGGTAGAAATAAAATGTGCCGGTCTAAATGAAAGGGGTAAAGAATTGATGATGATGTCTTTAACCGGTGAGATAGAAGAACCATTAAGCGATGAAGAGCGAGACTTTGTAAATGTTAAACGAGAGTTGACAGATTTTAAGGTTGGATTGGAAATACCGGGGAAATTAGCCCCCAAACGAATAAGGGGTGGTGTGATATTATTAGAGACAACTTATAAAATAAGGGCGGTATAACCGCCCTTTTATAATAGCGCCGCGCACGTTTGCTAAACGAAAATTTATTGGAACCATTTAAGGTTTAGCACCCAATAAAATACGCGGCGATATTAACGAATTGATAATGCACTTAAAATTTTATCTTTTACGCTAATGTTTGAAAACCTTATCAACCCTCGATGAAAAAAATCCCTCATCATCTTATGCTTGGTAGAACAATTTAGATATGGATTTGTATAATCTAATATATCATTACAATTTTTGTCGTATTTTTGCGATATATAAATGATATTAAGGTCATAATAAAAGAAAACCCCAAATGTTTCACCCTTATAATTTATTGTTAGCAAGTAAGAATTTTTTCCAGACGGTTTATCAATGAGTGCCACTGAATTATTAAGATATACACCCTCTGATTCATATTTACTGTATTCATCGTCAAAGGCAGAGTTAAAGGTAGAATTTTTCAGAGAATTTGCGGCGTAATTATTAAAATTAAATTCACACACCCATCCATTCCCTCGCAGAAATTTTGTGTTTGGTCTTATTCTTTCTGTGATGTGTAGGGCAGAATAATAAGGGTTTAATAGATTCAACGTATTCCCAATTAGAACAAGCTTTACATATCTTGACGGCTCCCCCGCTCTTCTTGCAATTGATGTATGAATACTTCTTACCTTTTCCACCTCGCCGGGTAGATAATTGTCATATTCTTCTTGAAATTCATCGAATAATATCGTTGTCACATTTTTAAACACATGCGAGCGATTTTTTAATTTTGTTGCTTGATTGATTGAAAGGGCGAAGCCACATGGTTCACCATTCAACAGCAGTGAATAATACAACCCCTTGGCGTATGGTTTTGACGTCATTTCATCATATGGGAAATATAAGTCGTGAATGTCGTTCCAAAACGCAATATGCGCGTCTGACAATTCATAACCTGTTCTATAAAGTACAACAAATTGAGACCCGTCACGCTTAAAATTATCAATCACATTCTTATTGAAAAACGTTGTTTTTCCTGCACTTCTGTTTGATGTGACAATAAATATTTCCGGGGTGTTTTTATTTAGGTCTTTTGTATTTAATAACTTATTTCCATTATAAAATTCCATACTTTATTATAACACAAAATAAATATACGTCAAGATTTGACAAGAAAAAGTTTTGTGATATAATATAAGAAAGGGGGTATTGATGGAAAACATTATCACTTTAATAAACACAGCAGGCTTTCCCGTGGCTATGTGTTGCGTGTTGTTGTATTATATAAATAAGCTGATAGATAGTCACCGAAAAGAGGTTGACGAGCTTACAGAAGCAATCAACAACAACACAAATGTTATAAATATTTTATTAGAAAGGATAAACAATGAAGACAAGTAAAGAAGACATTCTGTCCCGGCTTTCCGCGATTTTCGACGAGGGCGAGCTAACCGAAGAAAAAGTTAAAATTGTAGAAGATATTTCAGACACCATCGACGAATTATCGCGCGCAAGCGGTGACGTTGAAGAGGTTGAAAAGAAGTGGAGAAAAAGGTATATTGAAAGATTTGGAAGCCCCACGGTTGATGACGAGGGTGAAAAAATTGAAAAAACCGAAACGATTAAAATTGATGATTTATTTGAAGAAAGAGGTGACAAATAATGGCAAATGTTCCACAGCCTGTAACACTCACTAATTCCAGTGTGAATATTTTAAATGCGATTAGAAATTCGGCAACCATAGACTATAGAAACTATGTGCCATACGCGACAGAGGACGGCGATTCAATTCGTGGAATTGGTGCCATTATTATGGACTACCCCGCGCTTCAAAACGAGTTTTTAAACGCGCTCATTGGACGAATCGGCCTTGTTATTGTCACGTCTAAATCATATCAAAATCCGTGGTCTGTATTTAAAAAGGGCGTTATGGAGTTCGGCGAGACCGTCGAGGAATTATTCGTAAATATTGCCAACGTCCAGAATTACAACCCCGAAGATTCAGAAACAACAATTTTTTTGCGCAACATTCCGGACGTAAAAAGCGCGTTTCATGTTGTAAACTATAAGAAGGTTTACCCTGTAACAATTCAAAATGACCAGTTGCGAGCCGCGTTTTTATCATGGGCTGGTATATCCGACTTAATAGCAAAAATCACCGATTCATTATATACATCAATGAATTATGATGAATACCAAACCATGAAATATCTAATTGCAAAAGCCATTATTAACGGCCAAATGGAAATTATTGGTGTTAGTGGGACGATTAGCGAGGATGTCACGGCTTTTAAGTCAATTAGCAATGATTTGACCTTTTATTCCAACAAACATAATGTGGCTGGTGTTTATACTTCAACTCTCAAAGATGACCAATATCTTATTATTGACACAGCAACTGAAAGCCAGATGAACGTTGAAGTGCTGGCCACGGCGTTCAATATGGATAAGGCCGAATTTATGGGTCATGTTATTTTGGTTGATGGGTTCGGTAATTTAGACACCGCCCGTCTCAATGAATTGTTTTATGATGACCCGGCGTATGAGGAAATAGGGTCAAGTGACTTGGATAACCTCAATTTAATACCGGCTGTCATTGTAGATAAAAACTGGTTTATGGTGTATGACCAGATGATGCAATTCACCGAAAACTATAACGGCAAGGGGCTGTATTGGAATTATTTCCTGCACACGTGGAAAGTGATGAGCGTGTCGCCCTTTGCGAACGCGGCCGTATTTACCACCGGGACCCCCGCTGTAACGTCTGTGACCGTTTCACCGTCAACGGCGACTGTGGCTAGGGGTGGTAGCGTACAGCTCACCGCCACCGTTCAAACAACCAACTTTGCTCCGCAGTCCGTGACCTGGTCATCCGCCAATGCGAAGGCCACCGTGGACACGCGCGGCTTTGTAACAATCGCCTCTGACTTTTCAGGGTCGAGCGTTGTCATCACAGCCACTTCAACCTTTGACACATCTAAAAAAGGATCAGCAACAATTACCGTACAATAATGTATATCGCACCTAATTCAATTATAAAAATATTGACGAATGTTCCTCTTTCAACTGGTTATGCAGACACGCTCTATTTTTCGAGTGTGTCTGCACAGACCAGTTATTTCAGCGCGAAAGTTAAACCAAATACAACGCTTGGAAGTTTAGGAACATTTTCATTTACCCTTGACGAACAAAACTATGTTCGTTCATTTAATAACTCGATTAAGGTCAACATCCCTGTCGATTTGTTAAACGATTGTAATTATGTAATGTTTCAAAATTCATCGTATACTTCAAAATGGTTTTATGCGTTTATCACTAATCGAACCATGTTGAGCAACGCCACAACCGAATTGTCGTTAGAATTGGACGAGATTCAGACATGGTTTTTTGATATGACCATTCAACCGGGGTTGGTGCTTAGAGAGCATAGCGTTAATGATGATGTTTTTGAGAATTTAATGCCGGAGCCGTTCAACATCACCGATTATACGTATCGTGATTCGGGTGGTGTGCTTGGCATACCCGATGGCGTGGGTATGGTGGGTAGTAAGGAATGGGATGGCAGCCTGCCCCTTGCGGGTGTGGCTGACGGTGTTTTTACAAATTGTTATGTGGGTTACTGGCTGACGCCTTCCACGTCTTACACCACAATTGCAAGCGCAATAAACAACTATGTTGAGACGAATGGGGCTGACAGCATAATTTCAATCTTTTTGTATTATAATAAAAATACAACAAACACAATCTATGACTTGGATTTGGACGGCTATGTACCTAAAAACAACAAGTTAAAAACTTATCCATATTCATTTGTAAGGGTCATATCTTTAGACGGCACATCCAAAGATTTTAAATTTGAGGAATCTGGCGACTTGAATATGACTATAAAAACAGAAAGCGTCTCATTTCCTGAGCCCGCTGTCCGCGTGGTAATGATTGATTATAACGGCTTAAAAGACGAAAACACGCAAATGGTTTATTCGGGTTTTCCAGTGCCAGCAATTAACACCCCCGCATATCTCGATTATTGGGCTACTAATAAATTTTCGTTCGGTTTTGGTGTGCTTAAGAATTGTATTGACGTTGGTTTAGGTGCTGGAAAGATTGTTGCAGGAGACCCAAGCGGTGGGGGTTCTGTGTTGTCGGGGGGTTTATCGCTTCTTTCTACGGCTGCTTCAATGGCAGACCTTATGAACGCTCCCCCACATGTCACTTCAAGCGGATCCGGTCTGTCTTTCATAACAGCTTCATCAGATAGTATATTTAGATTTTATCAATGCACATTGAAGGCACAGGCTGCCAAAGCTGTCGACGATTATTTCACTCGTTTTGGCTATGCAACTAACACCATTAAACAACCCAACATATCAAGCCGACCGGCCTTTAACTATGTTCAAACCTCAAACATTCATGTGACGGGTTCGGCCCCCGCCGACACAAAGCGCGTGTTTGAAGAAGCTCTTGACCGGGGTATGACGTTTTGGAAGTCTACGGCAACATTCGGCGATTATTCACAAAATAATGGGGTTCAAACATGAAAAACATATCACTACCAAGAAACGAGCGTAAACGGTTCTATGATTCCATAGTGGACAACACCACCACATATAATTACTATGTAGAACGATTGACTGATATAGCAGTTTCGCGTTTCAAATGGACTGGATTCCCGGATTCAATTGACACACGATTTTTAGAATTGACTTTGTTTGAAAAGGGCCAGGCTGTTGTCTTTGAAGATGATGTCATGGGGCTTCTTTCCCTGAATACCGCTATTTCTGGGTCATGGAATGTATATAATGTGCCAATTAAGCGCAGAGCATATGCCACCAACGGATATAATAAAAATCTGACAATTGAAAACAGTGTAATAGTGTTTAATAACTATATTAGAACGCCGTCTGTACAGCACATTTTAAATTTTTCAAAAAAATTGGCCAACATAGACGTTACAATTCAAATAAATATCAACACCCAAAAGACCCCAATCGCACTTAAAGCGAATAAAAAACAACAGTTGAGTGTTTTAAACGCTTATAAAAATTATGACGGAAACGTCCCTGTCATATTCAAAGAAGATGAATTTAAAGACGATTCTATATCTTCAATGTCTTTGGGCGCGCCGTTTGTTTCTCCTGAATTGTATGAACTGAAAACGAAAATATGGAATGAGGCTCTCACGTTTTTAGGCGTTCCAAACATTAGTGAAACGAAAAAGGAGCGCATGATAACCGACGAGGTTCAACGCCAGATGGGTGGTGTGCTGGCGAGCAGAACGTCCTTTATATCAATGCGAAAACAAGCATGTGAAAAAATAAATAAAATGTTTGGATTGAATGTTGACGTTGAATATAATTATGGGGGTGATGGTGATTGTCAAAATACACAACAGAGCTACGATTCATAATTGGCTCGCTTGCTGGGTCGACAGACACGTCATTAACTCAGCTTAAAAAAGACATACCAAAAGCTTTGCCACTGATATTTGACGGCGATTTGTCTCTTGACAGCCCTCTGTCCATAACTACCTTTGAAACACTGTTTTTAAACCACTTCGCGTTTCATGAGATTGGTTTTGAAACATTTGCGCGGTGGAAATATGAGATAAATAATCATTTAAGAGAAATTATACCATATTATAATGACTTGTCTTCATCAACAACGAAAGAATTTTCTTTCTTCTTAACATCACCCGGCTACACCGACACAATAAATGATGTGACTGGCACTGAAACCACAACCGGGGGTACAACAACCAACAACCTATCCACGGAAACCGAAGCTTCAGAAGACTATACAAGTGCGTATTCTGACACGCCTAACGGCTCATTGACAGACGTTAAAAACTTGAACTATTTAAGCACGGCAACTGTGGACGATAGGACAAACAGCCAAACTACCACAAATACTGGGACTGTTACAACTTCAAACACTGGTAACCAAACTGTGACAAAAAATTATGAGTTAGAACACATTGAAACAGTTAGAGGTGAAGACAATTTAAAGGCAATTAAACTGTTTAGAGAGGAAATAAAAAATATATATTCACTCATGTTAGACGAATTCAACGAATATTTTATAACTTTATGGGGGTAAATTATGTTACAAAAACTAAATCTAATTATGAATCAGACATTACCGGCTACGTATGACGATTCGCTAAGCTATTATGAGGCACTATCAAAAATCTGTTATGAGGTCAATGAAATAATTGACAAGATTAACGCAGATGAGGCGTTAATCGCCGCAAATTCGGAAGCCATCACTTCCATCAATTCTCAAATTACTTCTATTAACAATTCGCTGAGCGCTGACGCGGAAAAAATCCAACAGCACACAACACAAATTAACGGTTTATTGCAATCTATGCAACAGCTGGCAGGGCAAGTTAACGACCTTGAAGACGAGGTGTCCTCGTTCAGTTCGTCAATTTCTTCCCTTACAACACGGGTAAACTCAATTGAAAGCGATTTTAATACTGGTTTTGTGACACCCTATATCACATTAACACAAGAATTATTGCCTGGAAGCCCGTCAGACCGGGCGGCCACAAAGGCATATGTGGATAGCAAGATTTCGAGTGAATTCACGCCGATTGTGTTGACCGGAAATGGCGGCCCCGCCGTTCTAACTCAAATTACTGTTAGATTTGATAAAACTGGGTTGATTATTTATGGGTCAATTTCACAAGACGAATTGCCCTCCGGTGGATATGAAGTGTTTACTTCAAGTACTATGAATACTTTGGCTAATGGAATATCGACTTGGGTTGGGGATGCTTTAGCAAACCGAACAATTCTTGTTCCTATATTTAAACAGGCAAGCAATTTAGATTCGCCAACATTTGATGGAAAAAGGTGGTTTTCACTTTCGTTTAATTCATCCGGGGTTCTTAGTGCTTTTACCTATGTTAAGGGCTCTGGGGCTTCTACTACCGCGCCAAATTTCGTGGCACAGACTGTAATATAAAAGAAAGAGGATTATTCCTCCTTCTTTTTATTGTTTTGTGTGAATATGATGTTTTTGACCACGGCACTAACATATTTCTTTTCATCTTTCTCACTAATTGACAATTCACATTCATACACGCAGTAGTCACCCTTTTTAAGGTATTTTTCTGCTATTTCACACAGTTTTGTTGTAAATATCACAATATCAACAAATACGGTGTTATCTTTCGATTTTTTTATTGCTAATGAATTTTTTAACATCAATTGCCCGTCTGTGGTTTCTCTTTTTTCAAAATCTTTAACTAACCGTCCACCAAAAAAACATACATTCATTATTCTAATACCTCATTCTTTAAATTATCAATCATTCGTTTGCAGATTACAATTGCTCTTACGGTGTCATAATTCATAGACAAAACTTCGTCACCCTCTCCGACTATAACACCCTGTTTATACAATGTGTTTATAACTTCGGCCAATTCCCCGTAATTTTCGGGTGTGACATCCTTGGGTATTACATGTCGCTTTAGCCAATACATCACTCTGTCTAAATTGTTAGTCAGTGCGAGCATTTCACTTAACACATAGGATAATGTCTCATCTAAACTTGCTAACTTTGATATGGTGTTGTTTTGCCTTTCTTCAATTTCCTTGTATAAATCTTCTGCCATGTTTAAAAACCTTTCTAAACCTAAATCTAATGTCCTGTGTGGGCAATATTTGCCTGACCAGTGTTTGTGTGTGTATGCGACTTCCTTAACCTCCTTTCTAAATATGAAATAAGACAACAACGCTAATAAACGGGCGGCGTTCTGTTCAGCCTTTTCAAACCTTTCACCTCCAGACTTAGAATAACAAATTTCTATTGCTATTGTCCGCATATTACCATCGCCTTGGCCGTCCCCCGCGTGCCATGCGGTTCTGTTTAATGGTAATATTTGAACAACTTCACAATCGTCAACCGCAAAGTGAAAGCTTCGTTCTTCACTTGGGTCGTTTTGCAAACATTTGGCCTCATTGATGGCTGGTGCGTCGTTTGCAGTGTTGTGTATTGTTACACCTATAGGCTCCATATAATATGGTGACTTGAATTCATACATTTCTTCGGGTATCATGTGTTTGATATACTTCATTTATATCCTCCTCATATTGCTTATCCATTTCGTTTAATTTAGCAATGTATACCTCTCGAATTCTCTTGTCTCGATAGGCCGTGTTGTATTTGGGGTTTCCCGAAAAAACGCTAATTGGCCTGCCTTTTCTAATACTTAATTCTAACTCGGTTCGTTGTGCCAATGTCATCATTGTTTCATATTCGTTGGGGTAATATTTCAAGAGATATGCTGTTTGTGCCATTGATTGCAACGGGCAAAACATACACCCGCAACGGTTGTTGTATCGGTAATAGTTGTTGAATTGTGGTATGTTTTTGGCCCACTCTAAAATATCACTCTCAAAAATTTTAGCTTCAACGAGGGGGTAGATTTCATCTTTGCGGCTTCTTTTCTCGTATCGTTTCTCCTCGTCGTAACAATAACCTATGTAAGTAATTAACCTACCATTTTGCGCCCTCAAAAAATCCTTTAGCTGTTTTTGCCCATCAAGTTTATAGATATCATTACACCAACGTACAATACCGGTTGGAAAACCGAATTCTTCATACAACTCGAACCAACTACGCCGCGGTTTAATTCTGAAAAACGGAATGTTGTAACGATTGCATTCGCTCATCATGTAGTCAACAACTGTTTTGATAAATGGAAAATCAATCTCAAGTTCATAGTGAACTACGCCATTCAAGGGATATCTGTCAAGGTTATGTAAAATATAATTGAGCATATAAGCTGTCTTTGCCTCCTGAAACAGAAGCCCAATATGATGGACGTAATTCTAATTCTTTCCCTGTTTTGTTGTGTGTTGATATAGACATCACACTACCACCTTTCTTCCACAACTTGGACAATAACCAAATCTAAGCGCACAACACAAACCACCTGAATCTTTATCGCGTTCAAAAGGGCGATAGTCTTTAACCTCTGTTCCACATTCTGAACATATAAATTCAAATGAAGGCTCATAGCTAATGTTATAACAGTATTTTTCCTCTGATCGTTGTTGTGCGCTGGAGGTTGCTTTATCAAATGCCTTCATTATACTGGTGACACTCTCATTAAACACCGTTACACATTCAAACAATTCTTTTTTTATTCATGATTAACCTCCCGCTTACACCTTTCTATAATTTCTTTGCCGTGACCTCTTGATATCCATTGGCCCCATTCGGATAAAAACCATTTTTCAAGGGTATGTCCGCCGCCACACTTTAATTCTATTTTATAATCATGTATGGCCTGTTCTAATATTGCCGCCTGTAACAATATTAGACCCTCATCATTGAAATGCGTTGTATTCATTGTAGTCCTTTATTTTCCAAAGGGTCGGCGTAGGTCTAATCCCACAGGAAAAGTCATGATTTGGTGATTTTAACGGACATTGAGAACATTCAACACTTTCTTCGCACACCATTTTTATTATCATTAGCGCGGTATAAATCTCATGCGGATTTGTTTTGTTTTCCATTATGTTTCCTCCC